ATATTAAATCAACAACTATGGGTGATACAGGTGAAGACATACAGTTAAGTCCTGCTGCTAGAAAAAAGATACCTCTTTCCATTGAGGTAAAAAGAAGAAAAGAAGGACTTAAAACTGTGTATGGGTACTTGGAGCAAGCCTCTAACCATGCTAAAGGAGAACCTGTAGTGTTCTATAGATCAGACAGAAAGCCTTGGCTTGTTGTTGTTGGTATGGATCACTATATGGAATTGTTAAAAAACTGGAAAGGTAAAGATAGTGAGTAGTGCAGTTAAGGTGTGGGGTATTATTGAAGGCCCAATATCCCGTGAAGATATGCCTGAGAGAGATGAGTTACCAGAAGACTTTGCGTACCTGTTGGTGTGTAAGGTAGAGGTGGACAAAAAAATAGATGAACACAACTTTTGGTTTGATTCTCTGGATGGAGCATACGAGTGGAAGAAATACTTTGATCAAAACATAGAACCTCTTGAACTTGATGATGAATATCCACAAGGGATTTATGATGATTAAGGTTGACAAATGTGTATAGCTGAGTATAACTAGGGGCTTATGACAATGAAATATGAAGTAATATTAAACATAGAGGTAGACAACACCGCTAATTTTTTAGAGGTGGATAATCCTTCTAGCCCCCTTGTAATAAAAGAATTGTTATACAATATTATGCACGATATAGATGATGTAGAAATAACAAACTGTGAGGTAACACTAAATGACTAAAGTAGTTCTAAATGACGTGGAATACGATACAGAAGACTTTACCGAAGGTCAAAATAAAGTTTTAGCTGAGTTGGTAAAAAACAACAGTGTTAAAACTAATCTTGAGTATCAACTGTACAGCTTAAATATTATTGCTGATTTACTGTTGAGTAAACTAAAGAAATCTTTATCTGAGGAAGTAGAAGATGATAACTGAAGAAGATATGAAAGCTTTTCAAGACTACAGTGAGTGGGTAGAACGTAAGATTATCACTGACCCACAGGACCGACTAAATGAAAATGTTCTTGGCCTTTGTGAAGAGGCGGGGGAAGTAGCAGGTAAGATTAAAAAACGTATCCGTGACAAAACAAAGGTAACACCTGAAGCTATCCTAGGTGAGTTAGGTGATGTTCTGTTCTACACTACAGCACTAGCTAACTACTACAACTTTAATCTAGCATCTGTCATTGCACAAAACATGTCTAAGCTAGACGGTCGTGAGTCCAGAGGAACCTTAAAAGGGAGTGGAGATGAAAGGTAAAAAGAGCAAGATACAAATTCGTGCCAATGAGCTGATAAGGCCTATTGACCAGCAGATTATGATGTGCGACAGCAGGGAAGAAACCTTGCTGTTTGCTTGCATTTTACTTGAGAAAGCTAAGACTATCTTTGAGGCAAACTTAGGTAAGAGTGGAAGAAGAGAAATATTTAGTATGAAAATGGGTGACGAGAGATGAGCAACAACTACCTACCAACAGACTACCAAACCTTTATTGCAACCAGTCGCTACGCACGGTGGCTTGAGGATGAAGGGCGCCGAGAGACATGGGGAGAAACAGTAGAACGTTACTTGCAGAACGTTGCTAAAGCATGGCTTAAACCTGTTGACCTAGATGAAATGCGTAGTGCCATACTAAGCCTTGAGGTTATGCCTAGTATGAGGTCGTTAATGACTGCGGGTAAAGCGGCAGACAGAGACAACACTTGTATGTACAACTGCTCCTACTTACCCGTAGATGACCCTAAGTCTTTTGATGAGGCTATGTTCATCTTGCTTTGCGGTACGGGGGTTGGTTTCAGTGTTGAGCGTCAGTTCATTACTAAACTCCCTGATGTTCCTACTCTTTTCCAAAGCGACACGACTGTTGTCATTAAGGATAGCAAGGAAGGTTGGGCTAAAGGTCTCAGGCAAATCTTGGCACTCCTATGGGCTGGTGAAATCCCTAAATGGGATGTGTCTAGAGTACGACCTTCTGGTGCTAAACTTAAGACGTTTGGTGGTAGAGCATCTGGTCCTGCTCCGTTGGTTGATCTGTTTAACTTTGCTGTTACTACTTTCCGACAAGCACAAGGACGTAGGCTATCTAGTATAGAGTGTCATGATCTTATGTGTAAGATTGGTGAGGTAGTGGTAGTAGGTGGTGTACGCCGTAGTGCTATGATCAGTCTGTCTAATCTGTCTGATGATCGTATGCGTCATGCCAAGTCAGGCAACTGGTGGGAGAACGCAGGGCATAGAGCCTTGGCTAATAATTCTGTAGCATACACAGATAAACCTGATAGTATGTCATTCATGCGTGAGTGGACAGCCCTAATGGAGAGTGGTAGTGGTGAACGAGGAGTTTTCAACAGAGAAGCATCAATTAAACAAGCTGCAAAAAATGGCCGTAGAGAGTCTTGCTACGAGTTCGGAACAAACCCCTGCTCAGAAATCATACTTAGGCCAAATCAGTTCTGTAATCTCACAGAGGTTGTTGTCCGTGCCAATGACAGTATGGAAGACCTTGCAAGAAAAGTCGGCATTGCAACTATACTTGGAACAATACAATCCACGTACACCCATTTTCCATATCTGCGTAAAGTGTGGAACACGAATACAGCGGCAGAAAGATTGCTCGGTGTGTCACTCACGGGGATAATGGATAACAAACTGATGACCCTAGAGAACAAAGGGTTGTCCGAGACATTGGAGCATCTTAAAAATGTGGCTGTTTCTACTAACGCTGAGTGGGCTGACCGTCTTGGTATCCCTCATAGCACTGCTATTACTTGCGTCAAGCCCAGTGGAACAGTTTCCCAACTTGTTGACAGCAGTTCTGGAATACATGCTCGTCATTCTCCTTATTACATCCGTACTGTACGTGGTGATAATAAAGACCCACTAACACAGTTCATGGTTAGTCAAGGCATCCCTAATGAGCCTGACGTTATGAAGCCTGATGCTACCACAGTGTTTAGTTTTCCCATGCAGTCACCACTAGGTGCAGTACATACGGCTGACATGACAGCACTAGAACAGCTAGAGATGTGGCTGATGTATCAACGTCATTGGTGTGAGCATAAGCCTAGTGTGACAATCAATGTCAAGGCTGATGAATGGTTTGAGGTAGGAGCATTTGTGTACAAACACTTTGATGAAATGTCAGGTGTATCATTTCTACCTTTCAATGAACACACGTATCAACAAGCACCGTACCAAGAGTGTACCAAGGAGGACTATTACGATATGATAGACGCTTCACCGTTAAAGATTGAGTGGGATAAGTTGGCTGAGTATGAGCAAGAAGATAATACTTCTGGCATGCAGACGATGGCTTGCACTGGTGATGTATGTGAGATGGTAGACATTACCTGATGCAACTTGAGATGTTTGAAACACTAAGCCCTCAACCATATGAAGGGGGCTTAGAGTGTAATGATTGTGGGATAGTACAACCTGTTGATAACTTTCAACAGATGGCAGCAGGAGAGATAAAAAGAAAATGTAACACTTGTAAAAGAAATCAATCAGGTTTGGTAAGACACTTAAAAACTTTACACCCCTACCCTGATGAGAATTATTGTTGTCCTATTTGTGCGAGAGATATAAAAGAGTTAGGAAGAAAAGGACAACTAAGGATGCAAACATGGGTACTAGATCACTGTCACGACACAGAAACATTCAGAGGTTGGGTGTGTTCTAATTGTAATACAGGGCTAGGTGCTTTTAAAGATGACGTTAAAAAAATAACTAAAGCTAAAAATTATTTAGAGGATCATATACAAAAACAAAAGGAGAAGTAATATGATATGGGCTTATGTAGTGATAATGGCAATGAGTACACCAGTTACATCAGAAACTACGTTTGTAGTAAATGCACCAAACATGGCATTTAAAAATGAAGATGACTGTCAAACATATAGAGAGTTAAACATGTTATATTTATTTCAGACCAGACCAAATCCAAAAGCAAGGGCAGTTAGTCAGTGTGTACCTTTACCTTTTAATGTGGATCAAGGTGCATAGGTATTGACAAACAGATTACTAAATGTTATTGTTGTCTTACAACTCAATAAAGGAATAGCATGACTAAGTGGAATCTACCAGAAAATTCAACCTTTAATCCTGTAAGTAAACCCCTGCACTATAACACAGGAGAAGTAGAATGCATTGATTATATTAAACAAGTGTTAGGTGTTGAAGGATTCATTGCATACTGTCATGGTAATATGATTAAGTATCAACATCGTCACAGGTACAAACAGAATCCTGTTGAAGATATGGACAAGGCTGATTGGTATATGCAGAGAATGCGACAAACTATGAAGGAGGTTCATAAGTGAAACCATACGATCAAGGCAGAGAATCTTTCATTAGGGGCAAGCTAGTCAATCCCTACAAGATAGACACACGACCTAACAAAGATTGGGAGTTCGGGTTTAACACCGAGTATTTCAAGAACCTAGAAAAAGTGAAGCAGTATGAGCAACTTAGAACAGGAAGCTAAGAAGTACACACGCAAGAAGCGTAACCCAGACATGATAAAACCCCTCACTGCCCGAAGGTACCTAGCAGGACAAGCTCTTGCTGGAATACTTTCAGGTAGTAGAGGGGCTTTAAATATGTCTGAGGTAAAGCGTTCAGCATACGAGTGGGCAGACTTTATATTAGAGGATGATGATTAATTATCAACTATTGCTTTAAAAGAATCTTCAGCAATGTCTGCGTAATACATCAACATCTGCCTACGATTAAGCTCATCAATAAGGCTTGTAGATTCAACTAAATAATCTTCTGCAGTTTGATACTGTGAGTTAGGAATAGACTGGGCAGCGGCATCATAGCGGGGCTTACCCATTATGTCTGTCTTTCCTTGTATCATGTACATATTTCTGATGTAACCTGCTGCTGATGTAGGTGCAAACTTGCTGTATTCTCCCCATCTTTCTGTTGTATCTTTAACAGTATCTTGTACTTGTTTACTTATAAAATCCTCAAAGAGTTGACGTTGTGCATTAACATCAAGGTCATCATAAGATGCACCACTAAGTTCAGTTCTTGGTTGTGAACGCCAACGTAAAAATTCTTTGTTAAGAGATTTAGATAATCTTTCCTCTACAACATACCTAATTACAGGGTTTTTAACTGTAGAGTTTTTATATAATTCAAATTCTTTTAATCCTAGTCGTGAAAGTTCTTCTTGTATTGAAGACTGAGAACGAGTATCTATACCTACAATTTGTTTCATCGCAGGATTTATTGTTCCTATAGGACGAGAGTTAAAAATAGAATATCTTGGGAGTGTAGTAGACTTATTAACATATTTAGCATGACCTAACCAATCATACTTAGGTATGTTTTTACTCACACGACTTTGAAATTCTCCCCAAGTTTGTAGATCATACAAGATGTTAGCATCACCTTGCATATCAGGATTATACCAAGTGTAAGATTTTTCTGGGTCGTATTGACCAAGAAAGTCTTTAGCCATAGCTGCTGGATATGTAAAGGTTGCCATTACGTCTGCAAGTTTTCTTTTTGCAACCTCAGTAAGCCCACCTTTAGCAAAAGATTCCCCAAGAGCTTCAACCATTCCAGTATTAAATCCAAGACTACTCATACCAGCAACTACTTCGCCCATATCTTTAAGGATTCTCTTATTAGTAGGTAAAGGTATATCATTATTGTATCTGTATAACATATCAGCAACTAACATATGCCCATTAAGTGCGCCTAGAATAGGTGCCATCTTAGACACATCACCTTCTTCTGAGAATTTAAAATCAGAAAAATCTGTTTCAGCACCTTGACTTGCTCTTGCATAGTAAGCACCAGTCAACAACATAGCACCTGTCATTTGTTTTGACCAACGTTCTATTTGACCTTTATCTTTACTGAACATATAATCAGCATCTTTATAATAAGCTTTAGTTAAAAGTTCTGCTGTACCTTTACTGCCACCTAGTACGGGCATGTAATCAAATATAAACTCCATGTGATTTGCCATGTATCTTGGGAATGGCATCTCTGCTAAACCAGACACAACAAAAGGTAACTTTCTGTTTAAACCAATAACATAGTTTGCTGATTTACCAAAGGCTGTATCATCACCCTCATAACCTTTTTGAAAGGTAAAGTCTAAAGCATCTCGCCCAGCACGATCTAGTATAGCAGGGTCAAGGTCTATAAAGGTTTGACCTGACTCAGCAAAATCTCTAAAGGTAGTGCCTGCTGCGCCTAGCTGTCTATCAAGTGATGCAAAGAAAGCAGCTTGTTTAAACACATGGTCAGTAGCACTATTAAGAACGTTCACAAATCGTGCAGACTTAGCAAGCATATTGTCAGAGCCTGTTGCTACTTCAACTCTTTGTGTGTCCCTAAAAAGTTTTTTGTATTCGGCTGGCATGTCTTCTTCTAGCATAGTACGAGCAACAAGAGCCATGTCTTTATCAAGTGTCATGCCTTTCAGCATAGAAAATACACCCCTTGCTGGACTCTTAGGTATGTCTGCTCCAAACGCTCTGGCTGTTCCTGTAAGAAGACTTTTAAAAACTTGATCAGATGCGTCAACACCAAGTCTTGCCACAGAAAATCCTACGTTACGTGCAGTTGTTGCAAACTGAGAGGTCATGTATGCAATACGTGCAGCATCTAGTTCTTGTGCACCCTTATAAAATTTCATTCCAATACTAGAGTCACTTGCTTCAGCTACTGTTTGCTTTGCAAGAATGTCATCTATAGTTGATATACCAACTTTTCCTAAAACAGTAATATCAGATAACAGTGCTTCTGTATCTTTTGTTTTATCACCTTTATATTTAGTAGGTTTAAATGCATCAAGAGTTCTGCTGACAAGACCAGCTTGACCAAGAGTTCTACCAGCTTCTGATAGTTCAGACAGGTATACATTACTAAACTCTTCTCTTGTAATAGCATAGTCATTAAGTATATCCATCACCTCTTTAGTACTAATACTTCCAGACTCACTGGGGTCTTTAGATAAAGCCCTTGCAATAGCACTACTAATTCTTTCATTAGGTCCAATGTCTAATTTATCTACGATGTCAGACGCAGCAGCAGCAATACCTTGAATAGTTTTTGAAGATAGCCCACCAATGATTGCTGTGTTAGGGTTTTCTGCAAAGATTTGTGTACGAATATCTATGCCTTCTGCCACCTTAGTAGGATTAAGCGAGTCTTTAGCTTGCTTTGGTGCAACTTTTTGTTCTAATAACTCTGTCATCTTAACAATACGACTGACAACATCCCCTATTTTTTTCTTGGATGCAGTATTAGTAAGCTTACCTTGTAAAGTTTTTACTGCGTTTTTAGCACCAGCAGTAGCTGATTTTTCTATCTCTTGCTGTTGTCTATACAAAGTATCAATGGCACTGTTAGCTGACTTAACATTCATCCAAGTACCAAAGCCACCTACTACACCACCAAAGGCAGATTGAAAACCTATAGCTAATGCTTTTTGTTGCGGTGTCATACCCTGATAGTCTTCTATAACTTGCTCACGAGTAGCCTCTTGTGTTTCAACCATGCCATAACCTAATGCACCTTCTGTAACTGCAGCTAGACCAGCACCTTTAAGTGTCGTTGAGGTTACACCTTTCTTTAAAACTTCAGCTCCTGTTTTCTTTGCAATTATATCTGCAAGAGTTTTACGAAGAAGTAGTTTAGTTCCTTGTTGAGCAGTTTGCTTTGCTAGTTGCCCAGCTACAGCACCAGCCCCAAGTGTTGCAGGTATTACAGCAAGACTAGCCCAAGTTGAAGGGGCTGATGCAATAGCACCTATGTAATCTTGAGCGGCTGTAAAGAACCCAGTGCCAGCTTTTTCAGAACCATCCCATGCAGACATTAATCTTCCAAAAGCAGCAAGCTCATTTACTGTGTTGTTCCTGTTGTCTTTAGCATAGTACAAGTCTTTAATTGCAGTAGCTTCATTAGTGCTTTGATACCGCATGTGTTCTGCAAATTGTTCTGTTAAACCTTCAGGCCCAAGTTCTACAATTTCATCTCTGTTGTATTTATATCTATTACCTTTAAAAAAACGAACCAAGTCTTTCTGAAACTCTGGATCGTCTTTTAAATCCATGAAGGATAAACCTTCTGCATTCTGTGTGTAGTCTAAACTAGGATCAAGACGTGGTGAAGTTTTTTTTGCAGCACCTAAAGAAAGATCAGTCTCTTGATCAAGGAGATTCATAGGTGACGGTGCGTTACCAGACGAGTCTCTAAGAATAATATTATCAGCCATGTTTACCTATCTTTAATCTAAACTATCAATGTCAATAACCCAATTTTCAGTGGCCCCTGTTTGAGGAACAGTTACTGGACCACCACCTGTAGGGTTTGTTTGAGCTGGGGGTAAATTACCAAAGACTAATTTTCCATTTCTAATGCCTACACCTTCTTTTAGATACCGCAGGATATCTTCATATGAAGCTTTGTTTGTAACTAACTCTCTAACTTTATTGTAGATAGCTTCTTGATTACCAGTTAAATCACGTAGCTGTGTTTGAGCAGCAACTACCGTCTTATTTATAGCACCTATAATAGCATTGCTTTGATTTTCTGTGTACGGTGTCTCTCCTGTATATTCTAGTGTTCCTGTAGAACCCTCTGGACCGGGTACATATTTAACACCGGGACCAAAGACAGACGCCATGCGTTCTTTACTATCTCTATTAATTTTAGTTTGAGTTCCAACAGGTATTTCTGCCATACCTGCGTAATTAATTTCCATTGCAGGTGCAGTAAATGTAGGTGTAGTAAGATCAAGACCACCAAGAGAAGCAAGAAGTTCTTCTTGATTTTTAGCGCCAAATACAGTTTGAAAAATAGCAGACTGTTGATTTGCGTCACTCATATCTTCACCAACAAGATTAATTCCACCAAGTATTAAACGTGAACGTTCTTCTACAGTAGCACCTTCATAATTAGAGGCAACAGTGTCAGACAATTGTTGAATAAAAGGAGGCAGTAAAAATCCACCATCTTTTTCGGCAGTTTTAATAATATTTTCTGCTTGACCAGACTTAATTAAAGCTAGAGATACATCTCTTGGTATATTGTAAGCTTGTAAATTTGTAAGTTGAGAGGTAATACTATCTCTTTGTGTTTTACTACTAGCAGCACGATCTAGTACCATAGGTAACACTGCATTTCTTAGACTTGTAAAGTTAGACAACTCTATTTCTTCAGCACGATCAGTGCGGCCTTGTTGATAACGTTGCTCGTCTAAAGCAATTTCTTCAGCTCTAGCCCTATTTTTTTGGCGATCAACTTGAGCTTCTCGCATACCTGTCCAAAAACCTAAAGCCATTTTTATATCCTCGCCATCAAGCCAGAGGATTTCTCTGGTGTTTCTTCTTCTTCAATTATTTCTTCAGGCACATCTTTAAAAGGTTTCTTCATACGGTACATAGCTTCATCTACATCTTGTTGATCTTCAAAGCCATCTTCAAAATCTATTCCTGCAGCTAGTGGTAATCCCCGTATAAATTCATGCAGTACTGGTGCAATAATAAGGCTAACATCTATTGAGTGGATGCCATTAAGAACACCGCCACGTAAGATACCCTCTACTATTGTACGAATATCTACACCACTATCAATAAATTCCAGCATGTCTTCCATAGACCTTGGCTTAGACAAACGAGTTAAGTGTACTTGAAGTGCTTCTTCAGGATCAACAATTAAAGGTGGTTGTTCATACTGTGCATTCTTAGGTGTTGTAGTCAATGACTGGCCGGGAATAGGTCTATTGGATATCATGGATTTCATTTTATTCAAACGCCTCTGAAGATTTATATGCACCTGCATATTCTAATGTTAAAGTTTCTCTTGCTGACATATTAGTTTTCTTTGGATTAGGTTTTAGATATTGCTCAACAACAATTTTGTTTGCTTCTTGTGGTGTTTTAGCTTTAAGAAGTTCTTTAAGAACTCTTTTCTGATCACCTTTTGTAAGTTCATGTATAGAAAACTCTATTCCAGATTTAAAATCTCTGGTATTAAGTCCTTTTTCTTTAGCATACTCTTCAAAATTATATCTTCTAAGTCCCGGTTTTAAACCTGTGTATTGAAAAATATTAATACCACCCTTAGAGCCGGGAACTTCAGGTTCTAACTCGTCCATAAATTTAAAGTTACCTGTTTCGTAGTTAGCATTACCAACTAACGCAGCAGCTTGAAATGGTTTTAAACCTAGTTCTCCTGTAAATCGTACCATCATTTCGTGACCTATGTTGTCTTCTGTTAAAGCACTGGTATCAGCAATTCGGTTTCTTGGTTTGCCTTCAGTTGCAGAAGAACCCTTAAGTTTTTTCATTAAATCTGTAGCAGCAGCATCAACATTGTAACGATTGGGAGCATTAGGATCACGTGTAACTGTCTCAAGTTCTGCTGTTCTGTACTCATCATTTTGATTACCAAATGCATTCATGTATCTCTGACCTTTAGAAATAGCATCTTGTTCTTCTTTAATAGCTGCATCGTAACGTCTTTTTGATTGCCTACTCATAAGGGCTTGAGTCCGTCCTTTACCACCAGAAGATGCATCAACTACTTTAGGTGCAGCAACACCTTCTACATTAAACGTAGAACTTTGACGCCTAATTTTGTGTGCATTGTTCCAGTTATCAAAATATTCTAGTGTCATTTATTTATCCGCCCATTATTTTATTAGCTAAGTTTAAACCCTTATCTCCAAAAAGAAGTGTGTTGTAAAAGGCAGATTTATTTGAAGCTTCTTCAAAGGCAAGTTTTTCTCTTGCTGTGCTTACATCTTTGTCTGCTAAAAGAACTGATAAAGCTCTTTCAGAAGCACTCTCTGATGTAGCAACAGCCCATGCCATTGCATCTCTTTCTCTCTGCCAAATATCATCAATAGCTTTTTCAGTAAGATTATTCATAGCTGCTGCATCTAATTTATTAGCATTATTTTGTGTAGCACTATCTAATGTAGCTAAATCTTGCCGCCACTTAGCATTAGCTTGCGCTATAACTAAAGAATTACTAGCATTAAATTGGTCACGTTGATTAGTTAATTCTGAGTTAAATTTATTAACAGCATTTTCTTCACCCGCATTAAACTCTGCCATAGCATTTTGTTGAGTTACATTAAACTGATCTACTTGTGTTTTCAATGTAGCCATAAACTGATCTACTTGGTTTTTACTTGAAGCATTAAACTGAGAGGTAGCATTTGATGCAGCAGTATCACTGAGTATAGATTGTTGTACAGCTTGAGCTTTAAACATTTCTGTTTGTTGATTGTTAGCTAGGTTAGTCATATCTACTTGTAAAAAAGATTTAGCATTTTGTACAACAGCTTGTTGTTCATTAGAAAGATTAGCTAAATCCATATTACTTAAAGCTGCAGCATCAGCCATTACCTTACCATTTATTGCAGACATATTAGCAAGATTTGCAGTCTGTGTCAACCGTGCATTTTCTAATGCAATCTGTTGCTCAGAAGTAAAGTTCATGTTAGCAATGTCACTAACCTTAGCAGCGTTGGCTACACGGGTTTGAAACTCTTGGTTAAAATCTATTTCCATAAACTTAGCTCGTTGCTCTGCAGCAAACATAACAACTTGTTGTTTATTACTAAGGTTTTGTACTTCAAATGACGCAGCAGTAGATGCATCTTGTTGGGCGATAGGTAGTGCAGACTCCATAGTAGCCTGTATAATAGCCTGTCCAGCCATACTACTAGCACCTAGCCCACGTGCAGCCATAGCTGCTGTAGCTGCTCTCATGGCGCCTGCAGCCCATGCTGGTGTAGCACCCCCATCAAAGTCATCCATCAAGTCATCTAGCTGACCTTTGACTGTAGCTTTCTTTGAAGGGTTAGCAGTGGCAGCAGTTATTTCTAAATGTTTATCAACTGCAGCTAGGTCTACAGCAGACCCACTTATTTTTTCATCGTCTTCAAGGACTCTCTTGGTAGGAGTTTCTACTTGAGAGATATCTGTTATCTGTTCTATATCACCTGTGCCAGTTTTAGATACTGTTCCAGTAGCTGCAGTTACTTTAGCATCAGAAGATACTGTACCTGTTTTAGCTGAAACACTTTTTAATGCCTGTTCAGTAGCATCTTCAGCAGAAGTTGTAGTGGCAAGGTTAGGTGTAAGATCAGTGGTGGGTGCATCTGCTGTAGTTGCTACACCCTTAGTTGCAATAACTGTAGGATCAAGTCCAGTAAGTTGCCCAGTAATAGGATCAACCTTTTGTCCTGTATCTGTAGTATCTATTTTAGCTACTTCAGTTTTAGTAGTTAAAGATGTTGGATCAGCAGCAGCAGTAAAAGATTTTTCACCTATGGCTTTGTTCTGTGTGTTAATTCTATCTTGTTCTTCTTTTGCTAATTCTTCTGGTGTCTTAGCAACTACAGTATCAGGATCAGCAGTAGTAGTTGCAGTAGTCTCAGTGTCACCACCATTAGCATACCCAACGTACCCACCTTTAGCAGCCATCATCATAGTTTTATTTTTGGCTACTTCTGCTTTAGACATGACATTACTTAATACTCTAGCAGCAACAGGGTTACTTTCAAAAAAAGCTTTTGTAGACATGCCTTCTGGTTTATTAAATTTTTCTGCAACTTTTTGTGCCACTGTTGTCATTATTCAAATCCGTCCTTTAATCCGTCAAGTATGTCTTGAACACTTACTTTCTTCTTAGCATTAGGTGTGTACCTGCACGTGTATGTCTTAGGACACTCACTAAACTTAAACATAGGGTAGTGGTAGCCTATTGTACCATTAGGTCCACG